ATGAGCGGAACGGCGTTGCTCTCATCCTCGGAGTACTTGCCAGGCTTGATGCCGGGGAGATCCTTCGGCAGCGGAAACTCGGGATCGGTCTTGTCCCGGAACTCGTAGATCCGGTAGTTGTGGTCGCCGCGCATCGCTCGCTCGACCTCGTCCACGATCGCGGTGCGGTCCCAGCCGACCTTGCTCGCGGCCCGGCGCATCAGTTCCTCGACCCATGGGCGGTAGACCACAGAGTGCGCCAGCGAGTCCTCGCCCGGCGCGCTCCACTTGTTGTCCCCGTCCTTGACCGCGTCGCGGTGATCGAACGCCTGCATCTTGTGATGCGCGTACCAGAGCGACAGGATCTCGGCACCGCCCTCTTCGACGTGCTGCGAGAAGCCCGGCAGCGGCCCTGGCTTCGTGCCGCTCAGTGAATGCGCCGCCTCATGCGCGATCTGCCGGAAGGCCATGATGCCCATCTCCGGATCCTGTGCGCCCTCCAGCACACGTGTGCCGTAGAGCAAGCCCGGCAGGGTCTGGCCCGGGTCGCGGAACTGAGCATCGACGCCTCGCGATGCCAGGTATTCAGGCTCGTAGAAGGCCTTGACCGCGTTCTTGTCGCCGCCGTAGAAGTCGACGAGTCCCTCGGCCACCTTCCGCACGCGGCTGTTGACCTGTGGCTGCGTGAGCTTCTTGCCCGCGCTGTAGTCCGTGGGCTTCGCCAGCGGCGTCTTCAGTTCCAGCTTCTTGCCGCCGAGCTTCGTGATCCAACGCCCGCCTCGTCCGCGTGGGTGAAGCACCTCCTCGAAGCTGGCCTCCCGTAGCTCTCGCAGGCCCGGGTGAGCCGCGTACGCCTCCTCCAGCGCCATCGCCGCGCGTGCAGCACGCAGCGCCGCACCGTGCTCGGGCACCGTCTCGCCTGGACCGAGTGGGCGCAGCCAGCAGCCGCAGTTGGCGTGCACCGGCGGCGGGAACATGTCGAGCACTGCCCACGGCCATGCCTTGCCCGCCATCGCCAGGCAGCCGGGCGTGTGCGTCCTGCGCGGACCAAGCTCCCACACGGCGCCGCCCGGGCTCTCGTCCTTGACGAGCGAGTTCTGCACGTGCGATGTCGCACGGTTCATCAGTGCCTGCTCGCGCAGCCCGGCATAGACCTTCTCGCGGTCGACGATCTGCTGCACGCGCTTGGCTTGTGCGTCCGGCGTCGGCAGCTTCGCCGCCGCGTGAAAGTCGGTCTCGGTGCGCTTCAGCGCCTTCTGCTGGAACCGGCGCTCGAACTGCATCTCGCGCTCGACCGCCCGCCGGATCGCCATCGGGTCGGCGTTCGGGAACTGCTTCGTGAGTTGCCGGGTCAGCCAGTCGGCGCTCTCCGCGTGATGCTTCGCGAAGAGGCGGCGCAGGATCGCGAGGATGACCGCCCACTTGACCATCGTCCCGGCGACCTCGACCGGCACGGCGGCGGCGGTCGCTGGCGGCACGGCGACGGTGACGGCTGGCGCCGCGCCCGCCTTGCCCGCAAGCTGGACCGCCTGACCGGCAGCGGCAGCCTTCAGGATCCGCTGTGCCTGCGGATGTGCCTGCGGCTGCTCCTGATCAGGGACCGCCATCAGCGGAGCGCTCAGCCATTCCCGTTGGAATGCGCCGCCGCTGCAGCCAGCATCTCATCGACGACGTCCCCGATCTCCTCGTCCCAGAGCTTCATCAGTTGCTCCATGCGCTCGGCGGACTCGCCAAGCTGGCCCTGACTGCCCTGGTACTCGGACGAGAAGCCCTGGGCGCCGTACGGGTTCTGCTCGCGGTCGGGCCCCATGCCCGCCGGTGCCGCCTCCGGGCCGAACGGATTCGGGCCCTCTGGGATCAGCGGCGGTGGTCCGCCGGGCCCGCCACCGCCTGCACCGCCGCCCGCCTCGGCCTGCTGCAGCATCGGGTCGACGTAGCCCTCGGGCAGGATACGCTGCACCGCAGCGCTCGGGTCGGCGACCTCCAGGCCCTGCCCGAGCGCGATCGTCAGCAGCGTCCGGCCCAGTTCCAGGTTCGTGTTGTTCGGGTCGAACGTGCGCGCGAGGTTGGCGATGGCGGTGATCAGGTCGGCCATCGAGCGCTTCAGCGGCGAGGGCATCGCGAACTCGTAGCTGAGGTCGCGCTCGGTCTTCTCCTCGTCCTCGGTCTGGCCGTGGTAGGTCTCGCCGAGATAGCCTTTCGGCTCGGTCAGCGGGTCGGTGATGACCAGCGGCGGCTCCTGCTGCGGGATCCCGCCCGGCGTCTCGATGCCCTCGCCGCCCGGGACGTTCGCGGCAGGCTTCTTGGAGCGGAGCCTCGCGCGCTCCTCAGGAGTCAACTCGGTCGGCAGCGCGCCTGCGTCGACAGCCTTCTGGATCACCCGGTCGGTGAACGTGCGGAACAGGCCCTCGAACAGTTCCTGGAACGCCTCGACCTTCTTCACCACGGGCAACTCCAGCGCGGTGGCCGTCGCGAGGTTGGCGTTGGACTGGTCGCCCAGATAATGTTGCGGCCAGGTGGAGGAGGAGATCTGCGAGCGGATCATTTGGGCGTCCTGCTGTGCCTGACCGGCCTGCGTGTTGACGGAGAACGGCTCCGTCTGAACGCCTTCTGACTCGTTCAGGATCGCCGCTGGTCTCGGCCCCGGCTGGATCAGGCCCGTGCTCGGGTCGTCGATCGACGTGGCCGCGAGGCTGCTCGTCCGTGACAGCGCCTTGGCCGCGATCTTCGCGACCTGGCTCGGCGAGCCCTTGACGGTGCGGCGCATGATGAACGCGGCTGCCGCCTGTGTCATGTCGACGCGAGCAGCCATGAAGTCATTCAACGCGGCGAGCCACTTTATGGTGCGTCGCATCGCCGGGATCCCGAACACCTGTTCGGTTCCCCGGTTGATGGCTATGTGGTAGACGAGCCCCTCACCGCGCTTCTCGTCCGGGCACGTCGGATCGTCGGTCAGAAGCTCGCCGGTCTCCGGGTCGGTCGCGGCGAGCGCCTGGTAGTAGAGGACGCGCGGCTTGCCCTGCTGCCCCATGTTCGCGAGCGACTTCAGGCTCACGCGATCCATCCCATAGTCCCATTCGTACTCGCGCTTGCGCGCGACGTAGTAGAGGACGCGCAGCCGGTTCTGCGAATCGCGGACGGCGTCCTCGACGAGATCGTGATTCAGGATGCCGAGCTTGACCTTGCCGTCGTCGCCCTCGAAGAAGAGGATGAACAAATTGCTCTGCAGGACCAGGTCGACGACGAGCGCCACCTGCGCCGGGAACGTCGTCAGCGCCGCCTTGTTGTCGGGATCCGACCAAGCCTCGTCGATGACCTCCTGGACCTTGTCGTCGACCGCCTTGGGCTTCGGCACACCACGCCCGAAGATGAACTGGCACGACAGATCGACGTTCGCACCGGCGACCGGATCCTGGATCCAGACCATGCGCGCCTGCGCGGCCATCTTCCTTCTCTCGGTGGCTTTGACCTCTTGAGGCTGCCCGCCGATCTGGTCGAGCACGTAGTACCCGAGCATGTCCAATTCCTTCTGCATGGCGCGCCGTTCCACGTCGCTTGCCTCAAGGATCTGGAGCCGGTCCTGGTCGACAACGGTCTTACCGGTACGGGACTCGACCGCTTCCTGCAGCCGCCCAATGAGTCCGCCCTCACGCGGCACGGTCAGGCTCCACGATCCGCCAGCCCATCAAATCCTCGGTTCGTACGCAGCGGACCTCGTCGCTGGCGGCGTCCTCGACTACCACCTGGTTCTGCTCGGGCTGGGCGAGCACGTACAAGAGTTGCTCCCCGTCGGTCAGGTACTGGCCTGGGTTGGGCGGCCTTGTTGTGATGACTCCCACTGGTCGCGCTCCTGTGCGTCGAGTGCGAGCGCCAGACCGTCTTTGCGCTCTCGGTCCTCGGGGTGGCCCGCCGTCAGGTCACCCCGGCGGTTCAGCAGCGGGCGGATCGTCTGGCTGCGCCAGAACTCCTCCCGGTCGGCGCGCCACGTGGGGCACTGCTGGTAGCCGTCCGCGTTGAAGCAATACGCGGTCAGCGTGGACGGGTCATGGCGGCTGTCGATCAGATTGCTTGTGATCCGGCACACGCACCCGGTGCCACCGGCTGCCTCGGCCACTAGGGCGGCAGCGGGGCAAGGAGGCTCGGTCGGCCTCCGCAGCACGACGCGCTCGAACTCCATGCGTCGCACCTTACCGCCGGTCCTGGCGGGCGGATCACATGGATCCGCCCGCCGGACCGAAGGTCAGCAGCCGTAGACTGCTTCGAGATTCTGCGCGGCAGTGACCAGCGTCTGCGCGTCGGCGGACGAGAGCTTCTTCGGCGTCTCGGCCTGGACCGCGTTGATGAATGCTGCCGTATCAGTGCAGAACGTCCGCTGAGGACTTCTGCTGGTCCCGGCCAGGTCAAGCTGCATGAGAGCAACCTTGTCACCGAGGCTCGTTCCCGACCCCATGTCCTTGACCAGCGTCGCGAGGTTCGCGGCCATCTCATCCAGGGTCCTCACGTGCACGATGAACGACGTCGTGACCGAGCCGTTCGTGTCGTCCGTGTCCGTCGCAGTGCAGGTCACCTTTGTGTCCCCGAACCCGAACGTCGACCCCGAAGCGTGATCGCACGTCACCGTGGCGGTCACCGGGTTGTCCTCATCCTTCGCCGCCGGAGTGTTGTAGGTCACGGTCGCACCGCTCGGACCAGTCGCGTCCACGGTGATGTTGTTCACCGACGCGATCGAGAGATCGGCATCCGGAGGAGCGGCACCCGAAAGGCTCGCCTTGAACGCGAGATCCCCCACGCCGCAGCACGAACCGGTCGACCACTGGATGCCCGTCCACTGGCTGATGTTGCTCCCGTTGTTCAGGAACACCATGTGCCCGCCGGTGTACA